GGAGCTATTTTTCAACAAGGGGTAATTTTACGTAAAGTTTCAAAGTTTATAGCTGGTACAGATGAAGACGCTTTATTACCTATTCCAATATTTTTTGACCCAACTAACCTAAAAATTCTAGCAAGTTCAGTACCTAAAGAATTAAGGGAAGAATTAAAAGATGATTTAATTTAATGATAAAAACTACTTTTGATTGGGTTAAACATATAAACCAACATAAGACCCCAGTCGAAGACTTTACAGAAAAAGACTGGGGTATTTTTAATTCCTATGTAATTCATAAAGTTATAAGCCAAAACCCGGATTATATTGAAGTAGTAAATTATGTGCAATCTTTTCCACCACAGGAAAAAAGAATGATTTACTCTATATATAAAGAATTTATCCCTAAAAACAACAAATGGAATGGGTATATTAAATCCAAAGTTAAACAACCCAATAAGGAGTTAGTAGAACATATTAAAGATTATTTTAAATGTTCGAGTAAAGAAGCAAAAGAATATATTCCCCTTTTAGATAAAAAAAATTTACAACAAATTTTAACTGACAGAGGAATAGAAACAAAACACCAAAAACCATTATTAAAATGAATATGTTAATTAATATGTTAAAAAGATCTGCAGAAGCAGATAAAGCAAAAGCCCTTTTATCCCTTGATTTATTAGGTAATAAAGCAACAGGAATAGGGGATCACTCAACCGGAGACTTTTATAAAAATGCCGAAGAAGCACTTTCTTTATTAGTAGATGCCGATGATAGATTAAACACTCTAAGTAAATACTTCTCCACCCCAAAACAACAATTAAATGAGTAGCTCAGTGGATAAGTATTTTGGAGATAAAGGAATGGTATCTCACCCAAAACATTATGGAGGTAAAGATAATCCTTATGAAGCCATAAAAGTAATAGAGGCTTGGGGGTTAGGGTTTAATTTGGGGAATACTGTTAAATATATTTCAAGGGCAGGGAAAAAAGATGAGTTAATACAAGAATTAAAAAAGGCTTTATTTTATTTAGAAAGAGAAATAACTAATCAAGAAAAAAATGCCAAAGAAAATACCAAAAATAGTAAAGGAGATTCGTAATAACCCCCCAAAAGAAGTAAATTATTCTTACCAAAAAAACATCTCATTTTCACAAATGTCAATATACCGAGGTTGTGAATATAGATGGAAGCTTCAATATAAAGATAAGATAAGGAAATTTACTTCATCTATCCATACTGTATTTGGTACTGCTATTCACGAAGTCATTCAACATTATTTGGATATAATGTATTCTGTAAGTGGAGTTAAAGCAGATGAGATTAATTTAGAAGAACTATTTCAAGAAAAATTTATAGAAGAATACCAAACCCAATATAAAAAAAACAACAATTCTCATTTTTCCTCTGCAGAAGAAATGAGAGAATTCTTTGAAGATGGAGTTGCTATTTTAAATTGGTTTAGGAAAAGGAGGGGTAAATACTTTAGTAAAAGAGGATGGGATTTAGTAGGATGTGAAATACCCATTGTAATAGCACCTAATAAAACGTATAATAACGTACTTTACATGGGATATTTGGATGTTGTAATGTATCATGAAGCAACAAATACTTTTAAGATTATAGACATAAAGACAAGTACTAAGGGATGGGGAGCTCAAGACAAGAAGAATGAAGAAAAGCAATTTCAACTTTTATTATATAAACAATTCTTTTCAGAGCAGTATAATGTTCCAAAAGAAAGTATTGAAACAGAATTCTTTATTGTTAAAAGAAAGGTGTTAGATATGGACGATGAAAAGTTAATGTCACCCCACCAAGCGTATAGAGTACAAACGTTTTCACCACCTAGTGGTAAAATTAAAATGAATAGAGCCAGAAATGCTGTAAATAAATTTATAGAAGAATGTTTTAAACCTGGGGGAGAGATTAGGGAAAAACAATATACAAAAAATCCTAGCTCTTGGAATTGTAGATTTTGTCCTTATCTTGATACTGAACATTGTTCATCAAAATCATCCTTCTTCACATAGATTTTATTCTTCCACCATATTTATAATAAAAAACAAATCATGAGAAATGTAAAAATTTATTATTTACATAGGGGGGATAACATACCTTTTTATATTGGTAAAACAAATAACCTTGAAGATAGATTAAAGAGCCATAAAAAAAAATATGGGGGTATTGAAATAAAAGTTATAAGAGAGGTTAAAGATTGGAAAAAATGGGAAAGGTATTACATCAAAAAATATAAAGTCTTGGGGTATCACTTAGAAAATAAAAATAGTGGTGGAGGTGGTCCTAGTAAGGGTAGAATAGTTAAAGAAGAAACCAAAATTAAACTAAGAGGTAAAAGGAAAAATACTAAAAATATGAGAGGAGCTAAATCCCAATCTCATATTAATAATATGAGGGGTAAAGGACTAAAACCCATAATCCAGTATGATCTAAAAGGAAATTTAATTAAAAAATGGGAGGGTAGTATCAAGGTTAAAGAGGAATTTGGGTGGAATATAGGTCCTTGCTTAAGGGGCAAAAGTAAAACTTGCAAAGGTTTTATATGGAGAAGAATAGACAACCCTTTACCTAAAAATTTCAACTCTGATAAGTACTTAATTAAAAAAGACAATGGAAGTAAAAAACCCCAAACCAAAGAACATAAATTAAATATCAGCAAAGGATTAAAGGGAAGAAAGAATACATGGCATCATATAAAAATCAACCAACTAGACTTAGAGGGTAATTTTATAAAAAAATGGGACAGTGTAACCCTTGCTAAAAATGAAATAAGAGGTGACATCTCAGCATGTCTTAGAAAAAGGCAAAAAACAGCTGGGGGGTTTAAATGGGAATATGCATTTTGAATAATTTTTGTATATTTATATATAACGTATAATAAATAAAAATAATAATATTATGGCAGAAAACCAAAAATTAACAAGTGTAAAAATAGATGAAGATTTATGGAATTTATTCAAGATCGAATGTATTAAAAGAAAATTCTCATTCCAAAAACTTTCAGAGAGAGCAATAGATCTTTATATGAAAGATGAAGAATTCAGAAGAAAGGTTACAAACCATAACGTGGAGACTGAATAAGGGGTTATTATATTAATAAAATAAAAGTTATTTAATGAATCAAAGTTATAAACACCTCCCTAAAGAGGAAAGAAAAAAAATATTACTTATTTGTGATGATATACGAGTACACTCCGGTGTTGCCACTGTTGCAAAGGAAATAGTAATACACACATCCCACCACTTCAATTGGGTACAAATGGCAGGAGCTGTAACCCACCCCGAAAAAGGAAAAATTCTTGATATATCTAAGGAGGTAAATGAATTAGCTAATATAAAGGATGCTTCAGTTTTTCTTCACCCAAATGACGGTTATGGTACACCTGATATTTTAAGAAACCTAATAGAAAAAGAAAAACCAGATGCTATTATGTTATTTACCGATCCTAGATATTTTACTTGGGTATTTAACATGGAACATGAAATTCGTAGAAAAATTCCTATTACTTATTTAAATATATGGGATAGTGTTCCAGCACCCATGTACAACAGGGCTTATTATGAATCTTGTGATTTATTAATGGGTATTTCTAAACAGACTGTTAATATCAATAAAATGGTATTAGGGGATAAAGGTAAAAATAAAATATTTAAGTATATTCCACATGGTTTAAATAAAGACATATATAAGCCTATCCAAGTACATTCTAATGAATTTGTTAAATTTAAACAACAAATTTTCAATAATGAAGATATAGATTTTGTGTTATTTTTTAACTCAAGAAATATAAGAAGAAAACAAATCCCAGATACAATGTTGGCATTTAAAACATTTTTAGACTCTATACCTGAAGATGAAGCTAAAAGGTGTAAATTAATACTACATACTGAAATGGTATCAGATCATGGAACAGATTTAGAAGAAGTTTATAATTTTATATTTGGAGAAAAATACCCTAATAATGTTAAATTTTCATTACAGAAACTAAAACAAGACCAACTAAATTTCTTATATAATATAGCGGATGCTCAAATTTTGATTACTTCAAATGAGGGTTGGGGTTTAACCCTTACAGAAGCTTTACTAACTGGTACTCCTATAATAGCAAATGTAACAGGAGGTATGCAAGACCAAATGAGGTTTGTAGACGAAAATAAAGAATGGTTTACACCTTCTAAAGAAACCCCATCCAATAGTGTAGGTAGATACAAAGAACATGGAGAGTGGGTATTTCCCGTTTACCCAACGTCTAGATCACTTCAAGGTTCACCAAATACCCCTTACATATTTGATGATAGATGTAAATGGGAAGATGTTGCAGAACAAATTAAAAATGTTTACAATTTATCAAAAGAAGAACGTAAAAGAAGAGGTGAAGAAGGAAGAAAATGGGCAACTAGTAAAGAAGCAGGTTTTACCTCTGAATACCAAGCTAACAGGGTAATAGAAGCATTTAATGAATTATTTGAAACCTGGAAACCTAGAGAAAAGTATGAGTTAGTGAATGCTAATGAATATAAAGGAAAATTTTTAAACCATAATTTAAACTAATAAAGTTATGAACATAAAACCAACATTTGTAATATCTTGTGCTATAGATACTTACAGCGGTTATGGAAGTCGTAGTCGTGATTTAGTTAAATCCATAATTCAAACTGAAAAATATGAAGTTAAAATTTTACCACAAAGGTGGGGAGGTACTTCTTGGGGTTTTATAGATGACCATGAAGAATGGCATTTTTTAAAAAACCATATATTATTTGATAATAAGTTAACAGCTCAACCTGATATTTGGATGCAGATTACAATCCCAAATGAGTTCCAACCTATAGGGAAATATAATATAGGATGTACGGCCGGAATAGAGACAACAGTTTGTAAACCCGAGTGGATAGAGGGAATGAA